ATGCTTCATCTGTAATCTTACCCATTTGTGGCCAGAATTCAGCTAAAGGTTTGTAACTATACTTAAGCATATCCTCATCTATATTACGAGATCTATTAAGAGATGTATTCACTACATCTGCAAGCTCATCACTAGCAGCACGACTGGAATTACCTCTTACTAATATATCACCCTTATCATTTACTAAATTAGATAGTCTTTCTAGTTCTATATTGGTCATCATATCAGCATTGCCACTATTAGCATCACGCATAGCTTTGACAGCTCTACCATGACCTAAACTCCAGCCCTTTTTCGGTCCTTTCTTGTTTAAATCAGCAATAAGCTTCTCTAATAACTCTTTTTCCTTCTTATTTCTCCAATAATATGATTTAGCTAGCACTTCAGCAGCTTTAGGGTTATCAGGATGTATTTTTGCAGCAGCTCTGTTTACATTATCCCATGTTATTTCTGCATACTTCTTCCTTAACTCTTTAGTAACATTAACGTCTTTGATATTATCAATACCTAAATTAATACGATCTACTTGAGAACCTTTACCTTTAATTAAGAAAGCATCATTTGTTACAGGGTTAATCCATTTAGTACCACCTTCTAAACCTTGAAGAGTACCATGAATCTCATAATGCTCATAAGCTTGGTTTAGTTTCTTGGTTAAATCATCAAATAGGAACGGATCCCTACCAGCTTTTTCATAAAAAGTTTGTAGAGTCTGCATATTCATATGCTCAACTCTATTGAAGTTTCTATTTGGATTAACACTTCCAGCTAGCTCTTTAAACTTTCTAGGTAACTCTGTGGTATCTCCATATAATCTATCAGCAAATACTCTATGAGGATAATCACGTAAAGTCTGAAGACTCTTTTCTAATTTGTTTAATTTAGTTTTCCCTTTGGTTCCATGCTTAAGTGCAGTTAAATAATCTTGAGTACGTGTAATTGCTGCAGGACTATCTACCATATGAGCCATGGCATAACCACCTTTGACTATACCATCTAGTTCAAAATCATTAGCGCCTAATGCTCTCAGACGCTGCATCTGATTACCCATTTTAACAGTTTTAGCTGCTTTAGTAAATACCCCACCAGCTAATAAATCACCAGCTACATTACCAGTGAAACCACCAATACGAGAATCAACCCCAATCATTTCAGCAATACTTCCACCTAGTTTACCACCGTAGTAGCTTCCAGCATCTAGGACTTTCATACCTAGACCAACAGTACCGCCTATAGCACGTAAAACGTCATCACCTACTCCTTCTTGTTCAGCCGTAGCTTCTTGCCACCAGTTCCCAGTGCCTTTAATAGCACCACCGGCCCATCTTAGAGCATCATCTGTCCATGTGTCAGGATCGTCTAGAGACCAAGCCTTGACTTGGTTAACTGCACTGGCTGCGAATTGTTGAAATTCTTCTTGCCTGTCATCTACCCACTCCTCACCCCATGGATCATCATTGCCTGTTATAAGTGATTTAATAGACATTATTATTTACCTTTCTTCTTGTTACCTTTAAATATACTTAATAAACCCTTTCTATCACCGTACTTAGCTTTATGCTTATCTTGTAATGCGTTTAATTCGCTCTGTTTAAAGCCAGCTTCTAATAATTGATCTTGTATTTGAGCAGCAGCACCTTTGACACCTTCAGGTCTTGCTACATCCATATTTGGATGAGATGGAGTCCAACCACCCGGTTGATTTTTACCACCTACCTCTGGTCCAGTACCATCTCTATCTGAAGGATCTGAATACTCCGTCTTCATCTGTTCTGCTGTAATCGTGTTTTCACTAGGAACTGACTGATCACCACCTACACTTACTGAAGTATTGTTTATTCCATTAATAATATCAGCTCCAGATATTCTTAATTGTTCTGATGCGCTTGGTTGACCACCTTCTCCCCATTCATTTTGTTCTCTCTCTTGAGCTCCAGCTTCTAATGCAGCTTTATTTTTAAGAGCTGTTTCACTTGTAGTATCTTCCCCTTCAACATAATTAGGATTTAATCTATACTCCAAACCACCCTCTTTACTATATAGAGGAGCTAATTTTGTATCACTAATCAATAATTCACCTAGTCGAAATCCCGGTTTTTGTACATATCTATTACCTACTGCCTCCTTAAGGCTAGATTCTTTTGCTTTTAGATCAGTCATATGATCGTTCAGATCCTTTCGACCTAATAATCCACGTCCATACTGATTTCTAAGTTCATTAACTTTATTCTTGTAGTTCTGTATGTTCGCATAATCGGAAGGTGAACCTAATCCTCTTATGTCACTTTCAAGTTTGTTGATTTGATTCCTTACGGATAGAAGCTGTTTATTCTTCCGATTAGGTTTTGTCTTCTTCAATGACATTTACTTTTTTCTCCGTTTGATTTGTAAGCGTGCTCGGTTTTTACTACGTGGTTGTGGCCGACCTTGAGTTTTACTGCCCTTATAATGTGCAGCATCTCTTTTATCTCCAACCTTTAATTTAAGTTTATTCCTTAATTTATTGGCATTGTTTTTGATGGACTTACCTTTCTTCGTTTTCTGATATTTACTTTGCTGTTTCAGCCGCCTCTTCCGAGCCTCTGGGTTCTTCTTATAATATTCAGCTGTGCGACTTGCCATACATCCTCCTATTTACTAAGTCTGGATCTATTGTAGGTATAACTCTAGCGAGTTTATCGAGTGGACTTCCATCATAAGCAATACCTGTGATATCGTTTGCTTTTAACCAATCACATGCTGCTTTCAAATCCTGAGTAGAAGATTCGCCACTTTTGACCCGTGAAAGGAATTCTTTTGTGACAAGGCTATGTAATTCATTAAACTGATCTTCAGTGGCTTTCTTCGTCATTGTCCTAATGCTTCTTTTAATCTTTGTTGCCTTCTTAAGAAGACAGAGGTAGGTGATTTGTTCTCTTTCTTTGTAAGATACTTTTCAACAGAATCAAGAACTTTATTAGACTTTTTATTCTGTCTTTCGGAAATACTAGAAGTAGTATCTCCATCTTCATTAACTGTGTAACCCATGTTATGAGAATAGTTTGTCTTTTACAATTTTGAGTGCTTGATCATCAAGTTTATTATCAGTTCTCTTTACATAAGCTTCTAGTACATCGACTATCAACTGTTTAACAGAATCTGATTTAATAAAGGTGAGAAGGAGCGGTTTGATGATAAGTAACATTATTCTTTAGTGGTAGTTGTTTTCTTTGAAGTTTTCTTTGCAGCTGCTTCTTTTTCTTTCTTCTCAGCTGCCTCTCTTTGTTCTGATAGAGTGCTCATAGTAGTACATGTTTCTTTAGGTTTGTGCCAAGGTTTATACCATTTTTTAGGTGGTAATTTACACTTAAGCACTTTTGCTTGTGCCTTTTTCCATGCTGTTATAGGAATAACATCACTACACATACCATATACACGAGTCCCCGGAAGTAACATGAATCCCTTCTGTTGAAGTTCAGCACAATTTTTAACTCTGACTAATTCATAATCGAGTCTCATTTTTTCTTCCTGACGAGCTCCAATTGTTTTACAGCGTTCTACTATAGAGCCATCAAGGGGAACCATAAAATTAATTTGGAATCCCCAGTTTTCAGCTACAGTATAGCTTTGTTGCTCCATCGAATCATCGAATGGTGTAGTATGATTCCCCATATAGAATGGAGAAAAAGTCATAGTAGCACCATTACAACTAATATTCGGTCCTAAAACCTGTCTAGATGGTGCCCCATTATTTTGAAATTGGACGGCTTGGTTGGTCACATTGCCCGTTGCAGCCGCCACGGGGTTAGATGTATTGTTTACTTCTGGTTCATCAGCACGAACAGGTGAGCCTATTGCGAGAAGACCGACAAGGAAGTAGTAGTAGCAGAAGTTTCTATTGTTCTTTCGATCTCTGTTACTGATAGTACCTGACTTGCTGCTCTTGTTACGATTTCTAAAGTGAAATCCGAACCGGGTGTTGTCATAGTGAAGATCGAATCTGAATCTGCTATTCCGCCTGATGAAGCGGAGGAATGGGTTATGTTGTCCCCACTCCATTTTTGTAAAGCGGAACCATAAGTTGTCGTTGTAATTTCTTCGGTTATTTCTTGGGTGGTAGTCGTGGTTGAGTTCATAGACCCCTGAGTGAACTGGGGTGTTACTAACTCTGCTCTTGCTACCGTGGGTGATGCTAGTA